ATAGACGATTGTGGAGTCGGTGGTGGTGTTACAGACAGACTTAAAGAATTAGGGCATGGTGCAATTTTAATACCTGTTAATGCGGGGAATAAACCAATTGACGAACAAAAGTATTATAACTTGCGTGCTGAAATGTGGGGGAAACTTGCGAATTGGTTGGCTGATATACCTGTCAAAATTCCCGATGATAATCGTCTACATGGTGATTTATGCAGCATTAAATATGATTTTGATTCCAATAGTCGCTTAAAAATGGAATCTAAAAAAGATATGATTAAAAGACATATTCGGTCACCAGATTGTGCCGATGCTTTAGCTATGACATTTTGTCAACCAGTATATAACTATATGGTCAAAGAAGAGCCAACTAGTAATATAATAAGATCATTGGCGGCAGACATGCAGCGTAAATTAGAGATTATTAATAGAGCAAGAAAAGGTTAAAAATATGTTTAAAAGAGATGATGACGATCAGACAAAATTAAACAAACTTAAAAAATGTGTAGAAAGTAGTTACGAAAGTTTTAGAGAAAATAATGAAAGATTTAATCAGTTTATGAAATTTATATTTAAAACTGGATTAACTACAGATGATTTAACAAAACTAGATACATTACAAAAACCACCACTAGAATTTAATGTAATTGAGGCAATAGTTAGTAGGATGCGTGGAGAATTTGCAAGGCATGAGCCGAATATTAATGTAAGTTCAAGCGATGGCGTAGAGGCAAATGAAATAACGGATACTTCATTAAAATTAATTAATGTAATAGAAAAATATTTTAGAGCGATTTTAAATGATGCTAGTAATGATTCGTTAGATTACGATGTTTATACCGATGCATTAGGAGGAGGTTTTAGCGGATTAGCTGTTACAACTGAATATATTAACGAAATGAGTTTTAACCAAATAATTAAGGTTAAAAAAATAGCAGATCCAACGATGATGGGCTTTGACATGCTTGCTCGTGCTAGTCATAAAGGGGATGGAATGTTTTGTTTTCAACTTATCCCAAAAACTAAACAAGAATTTGAAGAAGAATTTGGAAAAGAAACTAAAAATATAAAGTTTGTACGTAATACTAGTCTTCAATCTTTTAACTGGTCTTACACTAATCAAGATGTAGATATATTATTAGTTGCTGATTTTTATTACAAGGTTAGAAGAAAAGAGAAATTAGCTAAATTAAGTAATGGACATACAATATTATATAAACATTATGATGATTTTTTAGCTTTATGGAATAAAGAAGGATTTATTGAACAAGCGCCGATAGTAGAGAATTTGAGAGATACAATTATTGAAAGAATAGATAGGGTTATTTTTTGTGAGACTGAGATTTTAAAATATGAAAAAACAAATTATAGATATTTGCCTATTGTTTTTGTTGATGGGAACAGTATTAACGTGCGTGACAATAGCACTAATGCAAGCGAGCAAGTTACGCGCCCTGTTGTGTATCATGCTATGGGCCTCCAAAAATTATTTAATTTCACAGGCCAAACAGTTGCTTCAGAAATGGAAAATATGGTTCAACATAAGTTAATTGTTGCTCTTGAAAGTATACCAAAAGATTATGTTGATGCCTACAAAAATATACAACAAATGAGTAACATTGTTTATCATGCATACTATGAAGGGAAAGCAGAACAAGTTAATCCTCCGCCAAGAGAGGTTCAACGTACTCCAACTCCACCTATTGTAGAGAATGTTTTTAACAATGCATCAAATATTTTACGCAATATAATTGGTAATTTTGATGGGATATTAGAAACTAATGATAAACAGATTAGTGGAGTTGCTATTCAGCAAGGGGCGTTACAATCAGATGCAGCAGGTAGACCTTATTTGATGGGTTTTATTAAAGCTAAAAACAGAATAGCTGAAATCCTATTAGATTTAATACCTAAATATTATAAAACTCCACGTAGTATACCCATCATGGAAGCCGACGGAAAAAGGTCATATCAAAAAATAAATTACAAAAACGATCCTGATAGTATTAGTTTAATTTATGATCCTAATAGCTTACAAGTTAAAGTAGAAGCTGGTGTAAGTCTTGCTGTTCAAAAACAAATAGTAATTGAACAATTAACTAACATGTCTAAAGCTAATGAGATATTTAGTGATTTTTTTGGTCGTAAATGTTTAGAGTTATATATGGATAATGTAGATATGCGTAATATCGAAGTTGCTAAAAAATTAGCAGCTGAGTATATGAAAGAGATGAGGCAAAAAGAAGAACAAGCGGCTATAAATCCTCCGCAAGACCCGATGGTACAGATACAAAAAGAAGAAGTACAAGCTTATCAGCAAGTAGAAATGGGTAAATTACAGGCTGCTGAAATGAAAACTCAAGGAGATATGGCTATTCAAGCGGCAAAAGTTGCTAATGAAAAACAAGCTTTAGATATTAAATATTTTGAAGTTATGAATAAACTTGGATTAGAAAATAGGCGTATTGACATGGAGGAAGAATTAGAAGATAGTAGAGCTAGTAGAGAAGCTGTAGAGATAGCAATGAAAATGGCGGAACAACAATTAAAAAGAATACAATTAAATAAAAGGGTTTAAAAAATGATATCTAATGATGAATTAAATAAATTGGTTTATACTGATGAGAAAGATAAGACGTTAGACTCACAAAAAAATAGTTTAATTTTCTTACCTAAGATACACAATTTAATTATAAAAGCAGAAACACATGATAGAGAGATTACAAATATTGTAAAAGGAATAAAGGCTTTAAATACTAGTATAGAAATATTAAATAAGCGAGTTAATTTATTAGAAACTGATGTATCTAAAACTATTAGTGAAACACTTGAAAATCATGGTTTAAGAATTTATGATTTAGAGTTAAAAATATCTGACTTAATAGAAAAAAATAACACTATATTAAAGGAGTTACAAGAAATGGCAAAATTAACAACAACTGCTAGAAAGAAAATACCATCTAAAGAATTTGGAGAACCTGGAAAAAGAAAATATCCTCTTGATACAAGAGCTAGAGCTGCGAACGCAAAAGCAAGAGCTACACAAATGGTAAAGAAAGATAAATTATCTTCTAGCGAAGCTAGCAAGATTAAAGCCAAAGCTAATAAAGTTTTGGGCAAAAAAAGTAAGTAATTAAAATATAATTTAATACTTTTATTTTTCTGATTATCTATTTCAGATTACTAACCCATTCTTCTATTTCTTTTCTTAAATACATGGGTCTTTTTCTTCCGTTAATATATCTTGGTTTAGGAAAACCAGACATTTTTCTGACTCTATAAAAAGTGGCATGGCACATATTTAATATTTCTCTAGCTTCAATAGCATTTATCAACAATCTTTCATCATTCATAAAAAATCTTTTTAAATAAATTTAATTTTAGCGTGAATATCTTTACAACGCTATGCATCAATTGCAAATAGTCATATATGTATCATTGATAAATTTTGTCTCTTTGCTTAAAAAAATCATTTAATTTAATGTGTAATTGCTAGTTAGAAAAAACTAATTAGGTTTGCCGAACTATCGGGTATAAATAGTCGTGCTTCAACGTTAGAAGGTATGCCGTCACGGGGTTAATAGTGGATTTAACGAATGAAAATGTAGAGGAAAAAGAGCCTCCTATTAAAAGTAGGACATATAACGACGCTGATGTAGACCGAATTGTTGGGGCTAAAAAAGCTGAGTTAATGGCCAAGCATCAGCAAGAACTTGAAAGAGTTAGAGCTGAGAATGCGGCACGTCCTGCTAATAACAATCTTGATATGGATGCATTAACGCAGCAATTATCAGATGGTGTATATAATAAAATAGTAGGGCAATTAAAATCCCATCACGAAGAGATGCAAAGAGCCGAACAGGAAAAATACGTTAAAAATTTAGCGGACCAGTTCCATTTAAAAATGGGGAAAGACTCTGAACTCTTTGATGATTACAAAGATGTAGTAGGGAAATTAAAGCCGGAAAAATATATTAATACATCATTATTAGCGGCTGAAATGGATCATACTAACGAGATAATGTATGAGTTACGTAAAAATCCAGAGAAGCTTTTACAGATAGAAAATGCTGCTAGTATGGGGGACACTGACTTAGCTAAAGAGTTATTAGAAAGAGTAGAGAAATCTATAAAAACTAATCTTGAAGCTAAGCGTAATAATCAAGATATTCCTGCTCCGTTATCAGAAGTTAAATCGTCAAAGGTTGGCGTTGATAACAAAGAAAGGACAATACGAGATTTTAAAAATGCAGAATGGTTGCGTGGTTAAAATCTAACTAAATAATTATCTTCGCCAGATATATATTCTAGCGGAGATAAAGAAAATGACTAACGTCACTGCGTCTAATAGTTTACGTCAAGTAATAACTTATCAAGAAGCATTCCTTGCACGTCTTCAAAATATAATGCCCATTACTCATGGTGCAAATACTAGATTTATTGATTTTGCAAAAGAAAACGCCAATTTAGGTGATACTGTATCTTTTAAATTGCCAACTCGTATAAGAAGTGTTAATAGTTTAGTTGCACAATTTCAACCTGCTAAACAACGTATTCAATACTTAACTTGTAATAATCCTTTCAGCGCAAGTGTAGAATTTACAGCTGAACAATTATTATTTAACGATGTTAAAGTATTCATGGAAGATATAGGAAAAGCAGCTGCCCTTCAATTAGCGACCGATATAGAAAGTTTTGTAGCACAACTAGCAAGAACTAATACTTATAGATTTTATGGAGATGGTATAACACCAATTAATACTCCTGTTCAGTTAAATAGTGCAGTAACTTTATACAAAAACTATGGAGCTGTTCCTGGGGATGTTAAATGTTACATACCTGATACTGCATATCCAGCAATAGCTAATGCAATGCAAAATCAATTTGTTCCAGATAGAAATGAAAAGGTTGCACATAGTTGGATGTTAGGTGATTTTGGTGATGCAAAATGGCATAAATCAAATTTATTGCCTATTCATTATGCAGGTACTGTTGGTAATAGTGGTTTAATATTACAAGTAAGTGGTTGGACAAATAATGGTCCTAATGGGGCAATTGATACTCTTACTTTAACAAGTGCGAGTGCAACTCCTATTACTGCAAACGATGTAAATTGTATTAAACAATATGATAAGATGCAATTTTTAGATAGTCCTACAGGGGTTTATTCTCCTTTAAGATATCTTACCTTTACAGGTTATAAACCTTCGGATAACCATGTACAGTTTCAAGCAACTGCTAATGCTACAAGTAGTAGTGGAAATACAGTTACTGTATCAATCAATCCATTTTTACAGGTAATTCCTGATAGCAATCAGAATTTAAATCAAGCAATTACGACAGGTATGTTAGTTCAAGTTATGCCTTCTCATCGTGTTGGTTTAATTTATAGTGGAGGGGCATTGATGGTAGCTTTACCGCCATTACCTATGCAATCACCATTTGATTGTTCTAACAAGATTGATCCAGATACAGGAGTAAGTATCCGATTAACACATGGTACTATCTTAGGGCAAAATATCACGGGATTAATCTGGGATTGTTTAGCTGGCTGTACTGGTGTTTATGAATACTTTATGGCGATACTTTTTCCTATAATTTAATAAGGAATTATATATGACTACTATACAACCTAATTATCCGGCAGCAAACCTTGGTAATTTATATATCAATGGTGGCCGTTTAGTTTATGGAACAACCACTACATTTACTGTAATGGATGGACAATTTAGAGATATCACAAATACTGGTGATATTGTTTTATATACTGGTACTAGTGGCAGCGGATATCCACCTGGAAGTGGAACTACTGTTAGCATTAGTACAGCATCAAATGTTAATATAACTAATCCTCCTGGCAATATTAATTGTTTAGATAAAGGAACAGTTGCAGCTAGCAGCATATATTATGTATATGCAATAAGCAGTTCTTTATTTGGAGCAAATGCTGGACAAGACGAGAATGCAGGCCAAGGGATTGGTACTATTGTAGATGCTCCCAATGCAAATACAGGCGCACCTACTACTATAAATGGACCGAATGGAAGTGTTATTAATAATGGTGTTATTGCAAATCCATCTTATCCACCAACTTATTTACCAGCAGGTATATTAATTTCTCTTAGCAGTACTGGTCCTGCAATGCCTATGGGATATGATATGTTCCGTAGAATTGGAGCAATTAGAACTACTGCGGGGTCAGTAATTGAGCCGTTTATTCAAACTGGATTTGGACAAAATAGAACGATGAGATATCAAACTCCCGTTGCTCCTGGGGCTGGTGGTCCTGGTGCTACTGGAAGTTCTGCTACTTATGCGACTATAGGAGCATTGTTAGCTGTAGTTCCTCAAATAAGTGTTGATGTGTTGGTAAATTGTGCATTATCTGCTGGGACAGCTGGTAATTGCCTTTTCTTAACTGCGGCAAATGGTACTAGTACTCCTCCTGCTATAACTCTTTCTTATTCTAAGATGTCGTCACTTGTAGGAGCAGGAGCAACTCTGTTTCAAGAAGCTCAGTTAATATGTCCATGTGCACTTAATAATGCTGCAACTCCTGTAATGGAGATAGATTACTGTACTCAGACTTATGCTGGTGTTGGTACTAGTAATGATAATATTGCATTTACAATCGCGGGATATATAGATGCCCTTTAAACGGCTGGTTATCTGTAATATAATTTCCATAAGATTTTCTCTGAGGAAATTATGTTACAAGAAGTTATAAGTAAAAAAGATGCTATAGAAAAGGGTCTTAAAAGATATTTCACGGGAAAGCCGTGCGTGCATGGGCATATTGCAGAAAGATTAGTTTCTGATTGTGTATGTCTTATGTGCGCTAAAATAAAGTTAAAGGGTTGGGTAGCTAAAAACAAAGACAGGTGCTATGAGATCCATAAGAAGTATTATGACCGAAACAAAAAACGGTTAGCAAAAGATAAAAGGGAATATAACAAAGAAAACATAGAGTTAATAAAAGAGCAGAGAAAAAGACGATTAAAAAATAAGCGTGAAAAACAAGCAAATAGACCTAAACCAAATAAATGCGAGGCTTGTGGAAAAATGGAAACAGAAAATAGATTAGGTAGAATAGCATTTGATCATTGTCATGAGACAGGTTTGTTTCGTGGCTGGCTATGCGCTAGATGTAATATGGCTCTTGGTTTTGTAAGGGATGATATTAATTTGCTTGAAAAATTAGCAAAATACTTAAAGAAATTTAGGGGGTCTAATGAGCTATCCTGTAAAACAATTGATATCGGAGGCGTACTTTACTAGTGGTATAGTTGCACGAGGATTTCAAGAAATAGCGGGAGACCAAGAAGAAGTAGGGTTACTAAAGTTAAATGAAATATTGTCGGATACGGCAATTGAGGATAATTTAGTACCCTACTTTACAACTAAATATAATTTTTTTGGAGTTCCTGGACAAGAAAAGTATTTTATTCCCAACCTAGATCAACTCGAAACATTTGTTTTTTATATTGATAATGTACGTTTCTCATCTCGCAAAAAGAATCAAGATAGATATTTTGGTGATGCTCGTATAGAACAAATAGAAACATTACCGTTTAATTGGCATAGTGAAAGATGTTTCGGTGGAACTAATTTATTTTTATACTTTCCACCAGACTTACAATATCCAATGAATGTCACTGGAAGATTTAGACTTAATAATGTACTTATTAGCGATGATTTAAGTAGTCCTATTGCAACAGTTAATTTGGGTTCAGTTTTATTTACTGGTAGTGGTGCTTCACCTTTATTGCCAGCAGTTTTATTAGCAGGTCAATTTGTCATTAATAACGTTGATTTAATGGGTAGTTATAATAGTATCCAACAATTTGTATCTGCAATAGATCCATCGCTTTATCCAATTATAAATTATCAAGGAGAATTAATATTAACTAGTTATGATGGTAATAGTATTAATCTTGTTACGAATGGTTCAGCTAATGTTCCTACCATTAGTTTTGTAAACTTTAATACTACATCAGGAGCATTAAATCAGACATTTATTGCCATTCAATTAGACCAATATTACATAAATTATCTTCAATATAGATTAGCTGATTTGCTTTGTATTAGTTACAACTTTAAAACCCCCGATAATTTAAGAGATAAGTTAAAAGCTTATATGGATATGATATCTAAAAAGAGTAGTCCAATTGATTTAACTGTTACTAAAATAAGTACTTTGGGAAGAAATGAATCAGTAAACTGGGCACAAGTAAATTTAGGACATGGGTGGACAGTTTAGTCACTTAAAATAGGGTGAAGAATGAGAGAAACTCTTAATTGCAAAAGAGTAGATGTCGCCATTTGTGGTTCCAATAAATATGGTCACTATCAAAAAATTTCATGTGAACAGACAATTAATCTATTTTTAAGTGATAAATGGCTAATAAATACTGCTGGATATGAACGTGTTTTAGAACTTGTATCAACTGTAACCCAAGGACGAGGATTATTTACTAGTATTAGAGGCAATATATTAATAGCTGTAATTGGTTCTTTTGTTTATTCTATAAATTCAAATTTATTATCAACTTTTATAGGAACATTAAATAGTAGTGTTGGGGAAGTTGTTATAGATGAAAATTTGAATAGCCAAATTTGTATTGTAGATGGACAATCGGCTTATATTTATAATTATTCTTTAGGATTTCCTAATTTAAATTTACAAACAACAGCAGGGTTATTTCCAAATTATGTTTGTTTTCACAATGGATTTTTTTTATTTGGAAATAATGACAAAACTGCAAATGGTTCTTCATGGTTTGCATACATATATGATACACAAACAACAATAAAAGCGGCAACTCCTGCCTCTTATACATTACAAACAAAACCAGATTATGCTATTGCGGTTATTAGATTACCTGGACAAGCAGCAAATGTAATGGTGTTTGGGACAGCAGTTTGTGAGATATGGACTCAAATAGGTGGACTACAGAATTATAGACGTAATAGTACTATAAGCGTAGATTATGGATGCATATCTATAAATACAATAGTTACTAGTGATTCATATGTAGCTTGGCTTGCAGTAAATGAAAATAACGCGCCAGTTATTATGATTTATACAGGACAAGGTGCTATACCAATAAGTACAGACGGGATAGATTCTCAATTATCTAAAATACAATATCCAGAACAATCTACTGCGATGTTTTATAGACAAGATGGTCATTTATTTTACCAATTAACTTTTTATAATCCTGTAGATAATCTTACTTTTCTCTATGATGTAGAAGCTAAATCATTTTATACTTTAACAGATGCCAATATGAATTATCATCCAGCGCGTGAATATACATATTTTGATAACAATATATATTTTATATCTATTAATAATGGTTCACTTTATTGGACAAGTACTGATTTAACTACGTATAATGAAAATTTATACAATGGACCACAAGACCCAGAAAATGAATATGATATACCTCGTATTAGAATTACTAACACTATAAGATCAGCAGATAGTAGTCAATTTAGAGTTAATACATTTAGTTTTACTATTGAGCAAGGATGTGACCCAAATGTTACGGATATATCTTTATTTAATAATACACAATATATATTAACTGAACCTGCCTTTTTTCCTCCTAATACTCCTATATATACGGAATATGGTATGCCAATGGAGATAGAAGGAGCAGGAGAGTTAGCTGGTGTTAGTGATGGAGTTGGAATTATTCCATATCAACCAAGAGTAGATTTATCTGTTAGCCGAGATGGAGGTATTACTTGGAGCAATGTTATAAGTAGAAATTTGCATACTTTAGGAAATAGACAGAATATATTAAATTGGGATAAAATGGGTTCAGCTAATTCAATAACATTCAAACTTAGATTTGAAGGAACTTATAGATTTGTGGCTTATGATGGATTTTGCGAGTTATATTAAATGAGTAATATTACAATACCAACTGATTTACCAACTTATGTTCAGCAAGAAGATAATAATAATTATGAACAAGAGCTAAACCAAACTTTGAGAGGGTGGCTATCATCCAATGGTTGGGTACTTCCAAGTTTAGATAATCTTCAAGTTACAGCATTATTAGCAACAACTATACCACCTACAGTTGGTACAATTTGGTATAATAGTGATTTGAATAAACTACAGTTTTTAGGAGCTGGTAATACAACTCAAATAATTACTAGTACCTAAGGAGAATAAATTATGCCTTTTGGTTTTTTAAAAAATATAGCTCATGCTTTTGGTTTTGGAGGTCGTGAACCAAATCCATCATATGCAGCCAATCAATATTTAAATCAAATCCCTGGAATATTAAAACAATATGCTGGACCCATTGCTGAGACTGGGGCTCCAACTGGTGGAGAAGCTGGAAAGATATTTTCTGATTTGCTTAAACAATATGGTGGTATGGCTACAAATCCAGAAGAGTTTTTAAATAGGCTACAACGTAGTTATACTCCTAGTGAAGGATATAAATATAAAGAAAATCAAATTGAACAAGCATTAAGAAATACAGCTGCATCTGGTGGTTTTTTAGGAACTCCATATCATCAACAGCAACAAGGAGGAATGACAAAAGATTTATTAAATGAGGATATGATGGAGTATTTAAATAATCTTTTTGGGATAATGGGTACTGGGCAACGTGGGGCTGAAGGACGAGCAATAAATGCTGGACAAGCAGCATTAGGATTAGGTGGTGGATTAGCTAATGCATTGGGAGAACAAGGACAACTTGCTTTTGCTCAACAACAACAAGCTAATATGAATAGAAATTTACTACGTAATGAACGATTAAAATTAGCTGCTCGTTTATTATCTCAACAGTTTGGTTATGGTCAAGAAAATTCTAGTATGGGTAATGAACAAGGTGGTGGCAGGCCATCTGGATTCTTTTCTAATCTTTATAATTGGTATGGAGGTTAATAAATGGTATCACCACTTTATGAATCACATTTTAGAGCTAACTTAAATCCTATTGCCCAACAATCTCCATATGGTGCTATTAGTCAGGGATTAGACCAAGCTATGGCAGAAAGACAGATGCAACAAAAAATGCAGGCTCAAATATTTTTAAATAGATTAAATGAGTTGCGTGGAAAGAAGGAACAATTTGAAATTGAACATCAACCTGAAAAATTTGAAACTGAACAAAATAAACAAAGAGCATTAATGGCTCAGGCTTTAGCTGGAGCTAATTTAAGTAATTTAAAGGGACAATATTTGCCTCAGTCAGAAGAAGATAAGCGAGCATTTATGCGAGCTAGAACTGAATATTATAATAAAGGAGGAAGGCAAGGAAATGCAATTAGCAATGCTATGAAACAAATGATGGAAAGGCAAGAACTTGTAAATAATTTTGGGGAGGATTCTCCACAAGTTAAATCTTTTGATAATTATGCAGGTGGGAAAGGAAGGCAACCACCAGTTGTAAAACTAGAAAATGAATATAGGAATGCTTTACAAGAATATAACAATAATCCGTCTTCCGAAAATAAAAAGAAAGTTGATGATTATCAAAAAGCATTAGAAAAAAATATAACAAGTCCAACAGCTTTGGCTCAACTTAACAATATTAAAAGAGCTTTATCAATTGCCCCAAAAATTAATTATGATCCACTTGTTAAATATGCTGGACCAAAAGGAATAATAAGTAAATTTGGAGAAACTATAACTTCAGGAACTTCAAAAGAAAGAGAAGCATATGAAACAGAAAAAAGAAAATTAGCCACATTAGAAAATGAATTAGCATTAGCTTTAAAAATACCGGCAGATAAATCATCAAGAGAGCATTTTCATGAATTATTTAATCCTTCTGGCATCGGAATGACACCAAAAGCAACCAAGAATGTCTTAAAAAATACTATTAAAAATTTACTTCAACAAGCAAAAGATATGCAAAAAAATATATTACTTCCTACTTATGGTGCAGAAGAACATAGTGAAAAAGAGGATTGGTCTCAATATGAGAGGACTGAATAAATGAATGATACTGTTACAATAACACATAATGGAAAAGTATATGATATTCCTAAAGCATTAGAACAAAAATTTATATCTTCACATCCTGGTGCAAATATGATGCAACCTGAAGTAAGTATGATGCAACATGTAGAAAATCCATTTATATCATCATTAACAGGATTTAATACTGCAATGGGAGAATTGCCAGCAGGAATATTACAACTATTAGCTCCAAAATTTGCTAAAAGAGGACATGATATTCAACAAAATTGGTATGAACAATCTAAACAAGCTAATCCTTTATCTGCTATGGGTGGTTATGGTGCAGGAACAATAACTAAATATTCTCCTTTTGCTACATTTGCTGGCCCTGCTGGATTTATGGGACGTACTGCATTAGGTGGGGGTATAGGTGCTCTAATGGGTGCTTTAGAATATCCAGAACCTGAACAATCTAGATTAGGAAATGCTTTATCTGGAGGAATAGGGGGAATGATAGGAGCTAATATTTTCCCTGCTGCTAAAGCGACCCCTAAAGCTGCTCTAGATATTCCAAAATATTTATCAAAACAATATGGAAAATATTTTGGAGAAAAACCTGCTAAACAATTAGCTCATGAAATAGCTTTTGAAGATTTAAAGAATTTAAAAAGTGAAGGACATAAACTTTATAATCAAATATTTAATAAAGCTGAAGAATCAGGAATTACAAAAGGTGAATTAAAAGAACTGGATTTATTACCTGATGTAAAAGAACTTTTTAAAAGTAAAATAGCTTCTAAAAAAGAATTAAGTAAAGTTCCAGAAGCAATTACAACTAAAAATTTACGAACTATTCAAAAAGCAAAATCAGATTTAGATTCATTTATCCGAGAAATGTCTGCAAGGAAAAAGAAAGAAGGACTTGTAGAAATTGAAAAAGATTCATTAAATGCAGCTAAAAGATTAAGAAATGAATTTGAAGATTCTTTAAAAAATGCATTTAGTAAATCAGGTGGAGAAAAAGTAGTAAAAGCTTATGAACATGCGAATAAGCATTGGGTAAAAGTATTGAAAAATGAACAGAATACTCTATTAAATCAATATAGAGCAGGTGATTTAACAGAAGAAGATTTATTACAATCATTATTTAAAGATAAAAAAACAAAAAAACATTTTAAAGAATATTTCCCTGAAAGAAGAAAAGAGATTGAACAACATATAGAAAATCCTGAAAGACGAGAAAAAATAAAAGAATTTCTTAAAAAAGGAATAAACCCAATAGTAAAAGGTTTAGGTTATGGAACAGGTTTAGGAGCAGCTTATAAAATATTTAAAGATTAATATTATTCAGCTACCATAACATAAAAAATAGTTACAAATAATACTATCTCTAAAAAACTACTATTAGCTAATGCTTCAAGTATTAACATAATTTACCTACTTTAATCCCATACTAGCTAATATACTAGGAAATACTAGATAGCTTCCAGTCGTGCCAACAACTAAATATATAAAAAATATTTTTAACCTAGCCTCTACTTTCTGCAAAGCTTCATGTAAATCTATTTTAGTTATAAGTGGTTCTACTATCATATTCAATGACTTAATTGCCGTGTTAGCTTGTTGCTCTGTATATCCAGATTCAATAAATTCCATATAAATTTTTAAAGTATCTATATTTGCCATTATTGTTCACTTTCTAACTATAGAGTAACAAATTGTTTAATAAAAGTCAATAATATTTTTACAAAATATAATAAAAAGATTAAAGTATGTATATACAACATATTGAGTATATATGACCATTATACTACAAAATTATGTAAGGGAGAGGTATATATATTATGGCTTTAGATAATAAACATTTTGTTTCTTTAGACCTGTGTCCTCTCTTTGTAGATAAAAAGTTAGGTCGTCCTTTATCTGCTGGTACAGTATGGTTTTTTGAAGATGATAACAGAACAAATCCAAAACTTGTTTATCAATTAAGTGTAGATGTAAATAATCAATATACATATACTCCATTGGGAAATTATCTTACGTTAGCGTCTAATGGAACTTTTCAAGACAGTAGCGGTAATAATATTGCAGTATATTTTTATCCATATGATATAAACGGTAATATTCAATTATATTATATTGCTGTATATGATGCTTATGGTAATCCACAGTTTACACGTGAAGGATTTCCTAATATTGTAGCAACACCTAGTCAAGCAGCAAGCATAAGTACATATATAAATCAATTAAGTAATCCGCAATTTGCAGACATATCATTTATTAATCAATTACCGCCTGCATCTCCATATACAATAACAATTCCTGTAAATACTACTTATAATATTAATATTGCTCCTAATTGGATATTAAATATAACCACAAATGCAACTGGTGGAAATGGCACTGTTAACATAGTTCAAAATCCAATTGCAGGAAGTGCATCACTTCCTTTTAATCCTCCATATACTTTAACTATAACTCCTGGTGCGAATATTGGTACTTTATCTTTATCACAAACTTTATCTAATGATCCAGGCGTATGGTCTCCACAAAATAATACCTCATTAAATGGATGGATATCTGCTTCTATATTATTAGGCAATAACTGTGGTCCTGTAACTATGAATTATGTTCCATCAGTTGGTTTGTCTATACCATTATTAAGTGCAACTAATAATACGAGCGCACCAGCTCAATATTATAGTAGTCCTGGACCAATTCAATTACCTCCTTCTGTAAATACTAGTACTGGATCTACAGGAAATGTACAAATAGTTATTGGTATGCCAATCAATATTCCTACAACTATAAGTAATGTTCAGATATTATCTTTACAAAGTAATGTATCAAATGTTGCTTATGATGAAGAACCGGTTAATCGACAAAGAGACCAATTATTTCATTATCATTACCCATTTTTAAGAGATAAACCTATTAAAAGTTATTTAGTGGGTTGGGATTTTCCTTTAAATCCTACTCAACCTTTAGGTCCTACTATTGGTCCTATTGCAACTGCTAATAATTCAAGTTATTACTGGGATAATACTATTATTTTTCAAAGTGCAATTAATGGTATTACAGTCAGTCGCGCTCCAAGCGGAGCATTAAGAGTTACAGCTAATGCAACTACGCAGTTTGCATTAATACAATATATTCCTTCGTATTTGGCAAATTTACTTTTACAAAATTATTTATCAGTTAATGTATATGCTTCTACTCCAGTTAGTGGAGGATTAGGCGGTACTGTATCGCTTTGGTATACTAATAGTCCTACTTTACCAAGTACAATTACGTCTCATCAATCAATTGTTGCTACATTATCAGCTACTGGAAAGCCTAATACATTTAATGGTACTTGGATAGAAATACCTCGTAATGGTATTTATAGTAGTGTTAGTGCTATTAGTTTATTAGGAGATGCTATATTTACTATAGGAACTTCATCTACTAATAATTATAATGATTATTCATTTAATGGATGGGGATTACAAGGAGGAACAGCTGTTAATACAGCTGAATGGGTAGCAATTGTTGTTGGCTTTGCTCAATTAACTGCTGGCGCTGGAAATTATGTTGATTTTGAATCTATATCTTTAGTTCCTGGTAATATTGCGACTCGACCAGCATTGCAGACAGCAGACGATGTATTAAGAGAATGTCAATATTATTATGAAATGAGTTTTAATCAAGGAATTGTGCCTGCACAAAATTTTGGTACAACTAATGGATCATTTGTATTTACTTACGTTAATCTTAATAATATTAGTGGAATTTATACTTTTCCATTTATTGAATATAAAGTAAGTAAATATTCTGTACCTACTACTATAACTCGTTATAATCCAGTAGCAGCCAATAATAATTTTGCAAATATTAGTACGGGGGGTTTTGTTGGTGGAAGTTCAGTATTTCCATATTCATTTATAAATGGTTTTTGCTTTAGTAGTGATCTCTCTACAGGATCTGTAGCTGCTGGTAATTTAATAGCAATAGGTTGGACAAGCGATGCTAGACTAGGACAATAATTTAGGGGATAAAAATTTATGAGAAATTATAGTGTAATGAAAGACAGATGTGGAATTAATGGATGGGGTCTCATCTTTTCAGATACAGTATATTCAGCAACATTAACTAAGGGTACCGATGCTTATATTACTATTCCAAATACTGCTCCTCCTGGAGTTATAGCGCAGACGGTAAATAGATTTTATGCAATAATTGCATGCACTCCTGGTGTTGATGTTTTTTACTGTAACAATTCATCAACTGCAACACCTGCTAATATACCAGCAGGAGCTAATTTTAATACTACCAATTTGAGCACAACATCTGAATTAGTTCCAAATGGTTATATGGCTAAGTATGTAAAAGGTGGAGAAGTATTACATTTTATTTATAATACTACACTACCAAGTAATATAACTGTAGTTAATGTAACAGTTGCATTATATGCAATACAAGAGGCAGGTTAATAAATGTTTCCTCCATTAGGTCCACATTTTAGTAATTTTAATTTAGGCGGTTTATGTAAAGTAGGAGATATACTACCTGCATTAAGAGCAAGCACTAATTATCAGCTTACTTTTCCTGGTACAGGAATTAATGATGTAAATGGTAATCTAATGTTAGGATGGACTAGTCCAGGTACAGCTATTGCTCCTTCTGTAAATGTAATACAATTTTCAAGTTCAATCACTGCAACAAATCCTTCTTTATCCGCAATAGGTAGTGATCTTAATATTGGTATAAATATTAATACTAAAGGTTTAGGATTATTTAATGTATTAGGTACTGGAGGCATTGTTATACCTTATGGAACTACCGCACAGAGACCTGTTGGTGTTCCTGGATTAGTAAGAACAAACCAAGATACTGGATTGTTAGAATTTTGGGATACTTTAGTTAATCAATATGTATCTTTAACTATAAGTTCTATCAATGTTAGTCCTCCAATAACAACTACTGGCGGATTAATTCCAACAATAGGTTTAGCTACTCCTCTTGCTATAAATTATGGAGGGACTGCCTCAATTTCATATACTGCTGGAAGCGTAATATTTGCAGGAACAGGAGGAACAAATCTTACCCAAGATAATGCCAATTTTAATTGGAATGATTCAACATATACCTTATCTATTACACAGCCATCTTCATATAGTTCATTATCTAGCGTTTTAGTTATAACTAGCGATCCATCTGGTACACATGGACATGGAAAATTCTTAGAAATAGCAGGTAATCCAGGCGGTGGTGGAACAATATTTCGTACTGATGGAGGATTAAATAAAAGCTGGCTTCAATTATATGGGGGAGATTATAGCGGAACAGAAAGTGGTGGTTTATATATAAATGGTAATAATTCTACTGACGGGGATGCAGGAGGCATTCAAACTACATTTGGATTGGCATCTTCTACATTTGATATGTATGATTATACCCAGTCTATTTTACTATTTCAAGTAAATAATTCTGGCCTTCTTAAATTACCATTTTTAGGAGCAAATAGTGCTGTTGCAACAGATGCATCTAATGAATTAGTAGCAAGCTCTACAACAGCCACAGAGCTAGGATATGTCCATGGTGTAACAAGCGCAATTCAAACACAATTTAGTAATAAACAACCTCTTGCAACAAATCTTACTGATATTGCCTCTCTTACTCCAACAAATGGGGAAGTTATAGTAGGTAATGGCACGCATTTTGTTGATGGCACGGCTGCTAATATTTCTGATACTTATTCACCTGTGAATTATACCGCTACAAGCGCAACAGTAGATGGTAATTTTCAAGGTGTAGATAATGCATTAGGAGCTATTCCTTCTACCTTTACTTGGACATCTCCTTCAACTAGTGAAAGCATGGTTGCAAACCATGGATATTTTACACGTGGATTAACTCAAGTTGTAATGACATTACCAGTAACGGCTGCTGGTGGAGATACATTTATTGTATCTAATACTACTGCTGCTGGCTTTCAGATAGCGCAGAATGCATTGCAATCAATCAGATTTGGGAATTTAACTACAGCCGTCGGAATAGCTGGTAGTATTACATCAAATAATATTGGAGATACGATAACAATAGTATGTGATACACCGAATACAGGATTTATAGTGACTTCTAATATTGGTACATTATCATGTGCTATTTAATTTTAAATTATAGGGGATATTTAAATGACAACTATTTTGCAAAATTCGATTAATGCAAATTCTACCACTCCATTATTACCTGTTCAAGGCGGTACTGGTGTAAGCAGTCCTACGGCTCATGGTATATTAGTAGGTGAAGGAGCAAGCGCAGTTAATCCTATTACATTAACTAATGGACAGATATTAATAGGTAGTACAGGTTCAGATCCATCTGCTGCCACATTAACTCAAGGCACTGGTATTACTATTACTAATGGGGCAGGCACTATCACTATTGCTAATAGTGAACCAGCAGGGACAACATGGAGTGTTAAAACAACTGCTACTACTTTAGCTGCATTTAATGGATATTTTAATAATGCTTCAACTGGTTCAGTGACTTTTACTCTTCCTGCAACGGCAGCACTAGGAGATACATATCAAGTAGCCAATATTAATGCAGCGTCTTTTGTTATAGCTGAAGCTAGCGGACAAAGTATTATATTAGGTAATACTACTGCTCTTGTTAGCACAGGAACTATTACTTCAAATAATACAATTGGTGATTGGATAGAAATAGTTTGTGCTGTTGCAAATACTACATTTATTGCAACTATGAGAGAAGGTTCAGCGAATGTTGTTGTATCATAAGGTAAAATATGACATCTATTATTAATAATGCGATTAACGCTAATAGCACTACGCCTTTACCTCTTGTACAAGGGGGTACTGGAGCTAGCCTAGGCAATGGCACCACAGGTCAATTAATGACTTCCCAAGGGAGTAGTGCTTCTGCTTGGAAGAACTCAGGATTTATAACACCATATGTTGTAAATCCTACGGCAGGCATTGGTAATTATACAACCATTCAGTCTGCTATTACGGCAGCTAGTGCGGGCAATGATGTCTACATAACCCCAGGGACTTATACAGAAAATTTAACCCTAAAGGCTGGAGTTAATCTATGTACTATAAAAGGAAATGAAGTTTCTGGGTTAGTAACAATAGTAGGTAATGCAACAATGTCTGTTGTAGGAACCGTCGAAATTGCAAATATAAATTTACAAACAAATGGCTCTAATCCCTTTTTAACAGTATCTGGAAGTGTAGCTTCAATTGTTAATCTTGTTAATTGTGTTTTAACTGTAGGAAATCAACCAGGAATTTCTTTTACATCATCAAGCGCATCAGCCCAAATAAATATGTCAAGATGTAGCGGAGATTTAAATACTAATACCGCTACTTTTTATACTATGACAAGCCCTGGAACGATAACAATAGAATATTGTTTCTTTACAAATAGTGGAGCAAGTCCTAATTCATCAACGAATAGTACTGGTTTAGTAGATTTATATTATAGCCATTTTCTATCAAGATTTAGTACCACAGGTTCTGGGAATATTAATAAAAATTATTGTTTTATTGATACATCCGCAATAAATCAAACAGGATTAACTTTATTTGGAACTGGAACTTCTGATGCTAGATTTACTGATAATTTATCAGGAACAGCTAGTGCTATTAGTGTTGGTTCTGGTTGTACAATTAATTGTTATAAATGCCTTGTAAATAGCAGCAATACAAATGCAATCACAGGTGCTGGTACTATAAATTATACTGATTTATCATTTAGTGGTACAAGCAATACAATTAATGTTACAACACAAAATCCTATACCATTTACATTAGCTAATGGAGGGACTAACGCAAGTTTAACAGCTACTGCAAATAATCTAGTATATAGTACCTCAACAGCATTGGCATTGTTAGCCACGGCAAATAGTGCAGCCCTTGTTACAAATTCAAGTGGGGTTCCTGCATGGTCTAGCACCATGACAAACGGGCAGGTTATCATAGGAAGCACTAGTGGGACCCCAACAGCTGCCACATTAACAGCCGGAAGTAATGTTACTATCACCAATGGTGCAGGTTCTATTACTATTGCATCAAGTGGTGGTGGCGGCGGTGGCATTACTTGGCAATCGGTACAAACGGGCAATTTTTCACCAGCTGCCTCTAATGCATACCCTGTTAATACTACAAGTACCGCTATAACTGCTACCTTACCGGCTTCCCCTAGTGCTGGCAATGTAATAATGTTTACGGATTACGCGGGAACTTTTGCAACTAATGCTTTAACTATTAACCCTAATAGTTTAAAAATAAATGGTAGTACTAGCAATCTTGTCCTTTCGAATAATAGAGAATCCCTAGGCATTGTATATATTGATGCAACACAAGGATGGATAACATTTGACGGATTAAATTTTAATTTTCCTATATTAATTAATTATTTAATTATAGCTGGCGGCGGTGGTGGCGGCGGCTCTGGATATGGGAATGGTGGCGGCGGCGGCGGCGGCGGCTATATAATCGGAAGCCTATATATCTCTAGTGGCTACTCTTATCCTATTACTGTAGGAGGTGGCGGGGCAGGAACTATAACAACCGCATTTGGGGCCAATGGGAACAATTCTATTTTAGGCATTGCTATGCCATCAACATCAACCTCAATAGGAGGTGGCGGCGGAGCCTGTGCGGCTACTAATGGAGCTAATGGCATAGGAAGAAATGGAGGATCGGGCGGTGGTGGTTCTGGCAATAGCTCTACACAAGCCGGAGGTAGCGGAACAGCTGGCCAGGGCAATAATGGAGGAACTTCTAATGCGACAGGTAGCGGAGCCGGTGGCGGGGGCGGTGCAACAGCCGTTGGAGGCGATGGCGCAACTGGCGTAGGCGGAAACGGAGGGGCCGGCATTTCGTCCTCTATATCTGGTTCGGCAGTTATTTATTCTTCTGGTGGAGGAGGATCTGGATTTTTTACAGCGGGAACCGGGGGAACTAATGCTGGTAATGGTGGTACTCTTTCTGTTTCTCCAACCTCAGGGACAGCAAATCTTGGTGGCGGCGGCGGCGGGTACACTACTTTCGGAACCGCTGGCAATGGAGGGAGTGGAGTAGTTATTATTTCCTATGCTGGTTCGCAAATTGCAACAGGGGGAACCGTAACAAGTTCTGGCGGTAATACTATTCATACATTTTATTCTAGCGGAACGTTTTCAACATAGGAGTAGGTAATGTCGCATTTCGCAAAAGTTCTAGATGGAAAAGTTGTTAAAGTAATAGTTGCAGAAGATGACTTTTTTAAAACGTTTATTGATGATTCTCCTGGACAATGGATCCAAACGTCATACAATACAAGAGGAGGGATACACTATACTCCTAATAGTAGTGTCCCCGATAATGGTATTGCTCTTAGAGGCAACTATGCTGGAATTGGGTATACATATGATTCGGTCAATGATGTATTTTATGAACCACAACCTTTTCCAAGCTGGACAATAGGCGCTCCTAATTGGACATGGACACCCCCCGTCCCTTATCCAAAGGATGGGAATAAATACAGCTGGGACGAATCAAATAAAACTTGGATATTAGCAGGATAATGAAAAATAGGCGTAGCAAAAAAAGGCAAACTAGAAAGGGACATTTTAACAGCAAAAATTTTAAGCCAGGGAAGAGAAATATTTTATGAAAAAGAAACACAGTTCGAATAAATCCATGAAGGCTCACGAAAAAGGCGAGGTAAAAGCCGAGAAGAAAATAATAAAGATAGCTAAAGGCATGGAGAAAAAAGATAAAGCCATGGCTAAGAAAAAGGGTAAAGGCTAATGCCCATGGAATTGGTAAACGGTATAAAACATGACACATAGAAAGAAGAAACATAATAAGAATTTAACAAATCCACCGATTACTTATGCATATAAAGAATTAACATCGAAGCATAATAAAGTACACCATGCTCCGAATCAAAATTTACATCCTGAGGCTAGGAAAAAGAATAGTAAGCGTGGTTATAGAGTTTATTAAGATGATTCAAGATGCAGATGAATTTATTATTACAGAAGATGAAGCAATAAATTGTATTATAGATTATTCTTATATGGTTAAACATGACAGAATTATTGATGTGGCTTTATATTTAATACTTGAAAGAATAAAGGCTCAAGATGACTTGAGTTCAGCTGCTGAACTTAATCATATAATACATCGCATGGAAATGATTTTTTATGGGTTAAAAGATTTTCCAAAGGTATAAGTTTATTAATTTATAATGTTCCACATGGAACATAAGGAGATATTTAAATGGCCATATTAGACATAAATAATCCCCCTCCTGGGGAAATTGGTAATATACCTAATTGGGTATCAATAAATACTAATGATACAGTATCAACTATTTTAGGAACTACTGGATATTTAAACAACTCTGTAAGCAGTGGTGCACTTACCCCAGGACCTGTAGCTTTTCCAGGCTCTCAAATAAGTACCACTATGGCATTAGTTAACACTCAGACTGGTCCATTATGGTGCAATATATTAATGGCTGGTAAAGGACCAGCTAATGTAGCTCCATTTAATTATAGTTTGCAGGCTCAGACAGTTAATGGTGCTCCTAGCTTATTTACTGATACAGTTAATATTGCTGCTCCTGGCATTGTACGGGCTTTAACGGGCAATATGATTGGTACCGCAACTACTATGGTTAGTGGTAACCTAGTTGGCGTTAGAGGTGCATTAAATGTAGTAGGTGCTAGTGGTGGCTATTTATATGGAACACAAGGTAAAGTAATTGCGACAGGTACATTATCTGGTACCAGCTGGACAATTGGAACGTTTGGACAATTAGATGTCAGCCAAGCTAATATTAATGGTGGCTCTGTTGCTCCTATTTGGGGAGATTGGGGACAAACTAGTGGAACATTAACTAGTCTGGTTAATACTTATGGTATAGCTATGACTAATAGTACGGCAGCTGTTTTAAATGCCCAGATTTATTTATTTGGTGGAGCTACCAATCTGTTACAATTGAATACTAATAGTGGTGGTGTAGGAACAACTTATGTGCAGACAGCTACTACAGGTGCACTTAGTGGAACAGTTAAAAAACTGGCTATTAGCATAGACTCAGTAACTTATTACATCCCAGTAGCTACAGCGGTAGCTTAACTTAAAAGGAGACTTTATATATGCCAATTCAAAAACTAGAGGAAAGAGTAGCGCAGTTAACTAGTCAGGTACAAGCTAGTGCAGCTCAATTACTACAACCATTATCTAACCATACTCAATTGACAGGAATGTTAAACGAGGCATTAACTTGGTTAAATATTTTAAAGAACATACCTGGTCCTGTAGGAAATGTTGCTGGTGCTGCATCTGCAATAGTAACCGCAGCAGAACCAGTAGTAGAGGCCGTTAGTGATGCAATAAATGCAATTAGTAGTCCTAAGACTGTTACTAATACTACAACTGTTAATACATCACCAACAAATGTAATTCCAGTAACAAATAGCGGGGCTTAATATGAAACGTGGAGAACATGAAAGAAATTTATATATGGAGCATGAGAAGAGAGAACATGTTGACGGACATGCGGAACATATGAGCAAAAAAGCTCATCATGAATCACATAGTCAGGAAGAGCATTTAAAACATCATAGTCATCATGCAGAAAATAGTATTAAAATGGCACATATGGGATATGCAAAAGCCAAAGGTGGCATGCATGGTCATCGTGGTTGTAAATAAGGGGGATATTATGGGTAACGATAAAGATAAAGGTAAAGGTCCAGATAAAGGCAAAGAACCAGGTAAAAAATAGTATGCCTTTAAAGCCTGGTAAAAAAAATATTGGTGCAAATATTAAAGAGCTTGAAGAGCACGGTAGTAGACCTCGTAGTCATAAGCAAATAGTAGCAATTGCATTAAATGAAGCGAGAAAAACCGGTGCTAAAATACCTCAAGCAAAAGGCAAAAAGAAAGTTAAAAAGCGTTAATAGACCGCTAATATTTAAACAACCAAGTGAATATGTAGTACAGTCTATGTTTTTTACTTGGTTATATTATAAACATCCAAACATTTGGGATGTAACATTTAGCATCCCTAATGGCGCTGTCCTAAAAAGTAAATGGGAAGCAATAAAACTGCTTAAAAGCGGCTTAAAACCTGGTGTTTTTGATGTATTTGTATCTTTACCAAATAAATATTATCATGGTTTATATTTAGAATTTAAAGTTAATAAAAATACTCTTACCCCAAATCAAATAAAGTTTAGCGGATCTGTCCAGCCTATGGGATATGCATGTTATATTGTGCATAGTATTGACGAGGCTGAAAAAGTATTGGAGGGTTATATAAATGATAGAGCCTAACCAGTTTAGAGTTGAAATAGTCCAAAAAGCACTTAAAGCAATAAATTTATGGAGTTTAGAGGCAGAAGAATTATTAATGCTTACTGCTGCTCAAGAATCACAACTAGGATATTATATTAAACAAGTAAATGGTTCTGCTTTGGGCGTATTTCAAATGATGCCAGAAACTTATAGTGATATAATAATAAATTATTTATCGCACAATGTTGATTTAAAACATACTATTTTAAAAGTTTTAAATATGATCCAAATGCCATCAGCTGAAAAATTAGTACATAATCTTTTCTTTGCAGCTATTATGTGTCGTGTACATTATTTACGCATTAAAGATCCAATTCCTCCCGCAAATAATATACTTGCCTTAGCTAATTATTATAAAAGATTTTACAACAGTAGTTTAGGAGCAGCAACTATTGAACAAGCTATAGCTAATTACAATAAATTTGTAGGAAAAAAATGAATATGAAAAAATTAGATGATGAACAAATATCTGCTATTAAAGCATCTTGCATAATTTTTAGTATAGCATTATTTGTAATATTTATTACATTTGGAGCTATTTTTTTTATAGAGCATAAATATGGTAAGAATAATAAAATATCTAAAAGTGCTCCACTATTAAATAATTCTATTCGTTATTAAACTGTATATATGATGGTAATCCTTGCTTTTCTTTTATTATATCTATCAGAGTAAAAGTTAATTTTTGAGCGATATAAAATGTTAATAAAATACCAAAAGCAATTATCATAGGTACAACAGTATGAGTAAAAGAATTATAAATATTCTTTAACTTTCGCATAGGATATCATTTAACTTTTCTCTTGCTATTGCAAGAGCTTTTGCTTCTCCCCACATTCCATTTTTTTCTATTGTCTTTGCAGTATCATCTATAATTTTAAATATATCTGTTAATTCTTTGTGGATCCTTTCCATTTCATCATTGATAGCTTTTTTTTCAATATCCGTAAGTTTCATTGGTTTGTTCCCTTGCTATTAATTAATTATTTATTATTTTAGATTAATTTTAAGCAAATTGCTATTTACGAGATATTTATAAAATGATAGATCTATTGTATGTGCACTTATCCACAAAAACTGTGGATAAAAAAAAGGCTGGTTTTAGGGACCAGCCAATCCAATGATAATGATAGTAACATAACAATGAACAATTAAGGAATATATCATCAGTATATTCATAAAAGGAGTCAATAACATGATTAATATAAGGAAATTAACCATATTAATTAATGATCCAATCAACTAAGGATACAATCACATACCTTAAGGAAAGAATCACATGAATAAAATAACATACCTTCCAATCAAAAAGCAAGATGTATTTACATCTTTTGCTAGCAATCCAAATAAAATTTATAAAACAAAAGGATTTACAAAACTTCCAAATTGGTTATATAAAGTAAAATTTTCTAATGATAAAAATTTGAATAGATATGTTAGAGATACAATATGGTTATTAGAAAGTTTTCATCCAACTTTAAAAAAATCAATTTATCCAAAATATGTACAAATGGAATGTGGATATAGTAGGTGGGTATGGAGAAGAGTATTTAAAATACTTATATCATTTAATATTATTGCTAAATTAAAAAAACATCAAGAAACTTTTGAATATATAGGATTAAAAACAGTAGAATTACTTTTATTTAATAAGGATTAATTGTAGTTTCGTAAAATCTTTCAGCACAAAGTATTTCATTTTTTGATAGTCCTTCATTTTTTAATTTGTTGTTAGACAAATATTCTTTGATAGCATTTATAATAAATTTTTGTTTTGAAATATTATTGTTTTTAGCGGCTATATAAATTTCATATAACATATTTTCATCTAAATTAACTAAAAATTTTTCTATCATTATTTCCCCTTATTTCTGACATAATAACAAATACAATATATATTTACAGTAGGTTTTTATACATAAGCTGTGGATAACTCTGTGGATAACTCTAACTATTTCTGTGGATAACCCTGTGAATAACTTTTGAATAACTTTTAGGTTGGTATGCGGCATACCAAGGTGGTTGGTATGCGGCATACCATAATAATAAGACTATATAGTAATACTTATATTTATTATGATTATGAAGCCAACAACAACAGCAAAAAAATAATTATTAACAATTTAAATAACAAAAATATAGATATGCATAGATATTTTATTTCTACCAAGATATAATCAAACGGGTAACAAAAAAGTAAATTTAAATAAGGATAAATTTTGTCATTAAATATTAAAATTAGTAACTGATAACATTGAATATGAATATACTTCAGATCCCCCAATTACTAGGGCATTTACTGGATTTACCGATTTTGATAAATTAACTTCTGGTTTACGACCAGCAGATTTAATTATTATTGCAAGTCGTCCATCTATGGGCAAAACTGCTCTTGCTATGAATATGGCAGAATATGTTGGAATGAAGAAAGACAAACCAGTGCTAATATTTAGTATGGAAATGTCAGCAGAGCAGTTAGCAATGCGCACGTTATCATCACTTGGTCGTATTGAATTACAGAGACTTCGCACTGGGCAGTTAAGAGATAATGATTGGCCTAAATTAACAACGGCAATTGCAATGATGTCAGAAAGACAAAATATTTATATAGACGATCATCATAAATTAAATTTAAAAAACATTTGTAAAAAATGGAGCTCTTAGTTTGATTGTTATAGATTATTTACAACTTATAAAAGATGATAATGTTTATCAGAATAGAGTAGAAGAATTATCATCTTTAAAGATGCTAGCAAAAGAATTAAATGTTCCTATCATTGTAACTTCACAATTAAATCGTAATTTAGAACAACGATCTGATAGAATACCGTGGTTAACAGATTTGAAAGATTGTGGTTCCATAGAAGACGATGCAGATTTAATAGCTTTTATTTACAGAGATGAGATTTATAATAAATATAGCAATGATAAAGGGACAGCAGAAATTATTATTGCAAAACAAAGAAATGGCCCTATTGGAACTATAAGACTAACTTTTTTAGGGCAATATTCTAGATTCGAAAACTATTTCCATCAAGCACAAATCATAGAAGCTAAAAGTAATTTAGATGAATCTATGATTGTTTAGAAATGTGCTATTGTGTTACTGATGGACAAATTGATAATAATAATATTCATGGTCAACCCTAAAAACCCCCAATATTAGAAACTAGAGGGCTGTAGAGGAATTATATTATCCCTACCCTGTAGGGTAGTACCGGGTATATAGTTTTTAAAAGCCTATAAGACTAATACGGGTCAAACCGAAGAACCCCCAAAATTGCCGAATACTTACGTTTCTAACTGAAATTTGTTGCTAATAGGGAATGAAACCTACCACTTTTTAACCGCGTTTAAATCTTTTTTAAAATGGTAAATCATCATCAACCGTTACATTATTGGAAGATGTAACATTAGTTTGTTCTGGCTCTCCCATCGTTGATTCTTCTTTGCTATCTAAAAATTGAACATTATTAGCTATTATCTCAGTAATTATTTTATCTACACCATTTTTATCTTGATACTTACGTGTTTGTATTTTACCCTCTACATAAACTTTACTTCCTTTATGCAAAAAATTAACACATGCACTAGCTAGATTGTCATAAGTAATTATTTTATGCCATTCGGTACTTTTTATTAATTCTTTAGTTTCTTTATCTTTATGACGCTCAGTTGTAGCTAAACTAAATGTTACCACTTGTAAGCCGGCTGCTGTGTAGCGAGAAGATGGATCGTGCCCCAAGTTACCTATTAACAATACTTTATTTAAACTCATTATAATTTCTCCGCTAAAATTTCTGCTTGTGATTTATTTATATTACCATTTTGTATATTATCATTTTGTAATTCTTCAATATTATAATCCTCTTTTAATAAATCTATTACATTCCCATTAGATTCTAGTGCCTCTTCATAAGCTATAGCTTTTTTCATCTCTACACTACGCGGTAAATATTTAAATAATCTCCTAATAACTGATTTACGCGCCATTAAATCAAAATCGCTTACCCATGGTCCTGTTTTACCTTTTGTTGCACTTCTATCTCTACAAATGTAAATATCTTTTGGCGACATTACATCAAATTGTATTCCTCCTCCTAATAATTTTACTAAACAATATGCAGCTTTAAATTGTCCTCTATCTTCTAAATTTGGTTTATGTATTAAATTTTCATTAAACCCATATTCATAAATAAATTCATCATTTGTATAAACACAATTTGCCGCTACACTTAATATCTTTCCAGACCGTCTAGCTAGTTCTAACATTCCTTGATAACCTAAAACAAATTTACATTCTTTCCCATAAGGTATTAAATATGCCTCTCCTAAAGTAGCTCCTATTTCTAAACCTACCTGCGCACATAACATAACACTACCAACTACACTTAATGGATCGCATTCTAATAATTTAGGGCTTTTCCTAAGTTCCGTTAGTACAATACGTACTATTCTGTCAGCATTCATACCTTCAGGTAATGCTAATTTCATTTGCGGTTTTAATATTTCTAATGTCTTTTCTATTTTAAGACGGTTTTTTTCATTCATTGGTTGCCTCCATTTCTTTTCTAATCATATTATTTAATCTTTCAAAATAGTCTTCTCTATTGTGCAAAGATATTTGTAAATCTGCTATATTAATTTTTATATTAATTATTTCATTTTCTACTATAACCTTAGTTTTAATTAAATTCTCTAGTCTTGTTATATCACTCATTATTATCCTCCAATAATTTATTTCTATTCTCAATATAAATTTCAAACTTCTCTAAATCTATTATTATTTTTTTTCCTATTTTTTTTACACAATTTTTAAATCCATTCTTATATCTTTGAGCAATAAGCCATTTAATTGCATTTAAACTAAATGCTGGATATAACTCTGGTATTTGTTTTATCGTTGCATACCTTCTATTTGTAGTCATTTGTTCCATTTTATTTCTCGTCTTTAATCAAAAATCTGCGTTGTGGATCACATTCAGTAACATATTTGTCATATATATTCTTATTTTCTTGCTCTAATTTTTTAGTATCAAATCTTTTAATAGGACGTGTAAATTTCCATGTTGCTAAAGATTTACCATTTATATCTAATAATGTGTCATGGTCTTTCATGTATAAACATATCTCATTTTTTAATTCTTCTTTTCTTTCTTCTTTTGCTTTTATATCTTTATTAATCATTTTTAATGCACCAATTATAACTTCAATTGGATCAGTAGCTACAATTGGCTTATTATTAGATTCTTTATACATTAACATTAAATCATCAACATTAGTTGGCTCAGGAGCTATATCTTCTAATACATTATTTAACCAAAAATGTTGTATTTTATCTAATAATTTAACTTCTAACTCTGGTAATCTATTATATGTGTAATATTTTAATTCTCTCTTGGCTGCAAATACTACAGCAATGTAAGCTTTGTCAAAATTACCTATCATACAATAATGCGCAACCTGACAAAGATAATGCATCGGTATAATATTTTGTTCATCTCCCCATTCATTAGTATTAAGAGCTGTTTTACATTCTAATATACTATTTTCATCTCCTATAAAAAAATCTATATTACCAGCTAAATAAGGTATGGTTGGATGTATAATAAAATTTTGACTATAATTAGGTTTGACTTGTTTTTTTGTTTCATCACAAAACCAGTGCGCGATACCTTTTTCAAAGTAATTACCAAATTTAATGTAATTTTTATGGCTAATATCCTGTTCTACTACTCTTCCAGTCTTTTCAAGCCACAGTTGATAAATAGTTTTATACGGACTTACTCCGCATATTGCAGCAACATCGCTGCCACCTATATAATTACGTCTATCATCTTTTTGTTGTTGTGTTAACATTGTTTACCCCTTAATTTATTGTTTCGTCTTTAAATTTATTAACCTCTTCAAACAAATGCATTGTTAATTTATTTGTCGCCTCTATTGCCACTTCTTTTTTATAATTTTTTAAAATATTAATAATTATAAATGTCAATATACTTAACGCTAAACTTCCACTTACCTCTTTTTTATTAAAAATATTTATAATCATTTTACCTATTTTATTAGCCTTTATTACAAAAGCCTCTTGCGTTAACTCTGGTTCATCTTTATCATCCATCTTTTTTATCCATCCCAAATCTTATACAACTAAAATTGCTCTTACCCTTTTTTTTAACCAAAATTGTATGTACATTTTTGTTGTGCTCTATCTCAATTAATGCCTCAACTCTTAATATATCATCAAATGTATAATGACTATGTAACCAACTTTTTAATGCGCGTATATTGTCAGCTCTATATTGTCTTACATTACATTTTGGATCGTATACAAATATAAAATATTTATTGTTCATTGGTTTTCTCCATATTCAAATATATTTTTTACTTCTCTCATTATTTTAGCAAAATTGCTCCAACCAAACGTACATATTAAATAATTCTCATATAAACTTCTAATATTATATAATTCGCTTTTTAATGTATTATATTGTGCATTATTCATTATTTGTTACCTTTTATCTTTTATAAAATTTTTTTCACCTATCTTTTTATACCAAACGTGATCACTATAATCTCCTTTTAAAATATTCTTCACATCTTTGTTGCCCGTGCTCATTATAAAATGCATTTTTAGCATCTTCTAAACTAGAAAATGTCCAATGTAGCCTCATAATAAGTTCCTATCGCTTTTGTAATTATTAGTTTCTCCTTCTTGTTCCTGTTCAAAATTTTCTCTAAAATCAAAGAGCATTTGATCTACTTCATAATCGTCTAAATAATCTAGTTCTTCGTAAAGTGATTGTTTATATTCCGTGTAGCTCATTTGTTATGCTCCGTTTTAAAAATAAATCTGCTAAATATTTAACTTCGTTAGTAAAATCAATAGCTTTATCTTGTAGATGATCATAAGATTCTGCCGCTTGTTTGTATCCTAATTTATTGATATTAAAATATGCTTTTTGTGCGTCTTTCATTGCGCTACTTAATGATATACAAGCAGCTGCAAAATCTCTTATTTCTTTATCTACTTTATTTAATTTATTTAATGTTTCATTGTTCATTTGTTATGCTCCTTAAATATTGTTTTTAAAAATTTAGTTAATTGCTTTTTTTCTAATTTTTCTACGATGTCATTACATTTATTAATAATAGTTTCGTAATTTGCTATATTGCGACAATGTGTAATAATGTGATTTATTACGTTTTGTTTTAATGCTATTACTTCTTTTTTGTTTGCATAATTACTCATTTTTTGGACTCCTTATAAATATAAATATGTTGTATATTACTCTTGCATGTATCTTGCCATGTCTGCGTTATATTTGATGTCAATCAAAATACTTGTTATTTCCCGACATCTCCGCCAGTTACAAAATGTCTCTAGATGTCTTTGATACTTATCTTGCATCTGTCCGCGCAATGTATTACTAATTGGTCTTGTATACTTGATATAATTAATTGCTCTTGTATTGTTACTCATTGTGTTACTCCTTAAGTTTTAAATAATTAAATGTCCCAGTTTTTTGCAATGTCAGCGATATAAGCTTGGCGCTCTGTGCTATCTATGTTTTGCTCAGAGAGATAGTTTTTGTATGCTAGTTTGGAATTATTGAGTGCTTTGGCAACGTAAAACATTTCTAATTCGTTTTGTAAATTATGTAAATACTTAGCTTTTGCCGTTCTCCACGCTAATTCTAAATTTTTTATGTTGATTTTTTGTGCGTCTGTTAACATTTTGTTTGTCCTTATATTGTTAATTAATCATCATCTATATTGAGTAGTGTATAGTGGTGATGAGTGATTGTCAATAGATATTAGTGTAGATTAGTGTCGTTGAGCCGTAATAAGTGTACGTTAGTCTAATTGTTGATGTGAGACAATTAAAAAGATATTATTATTAGCAGATGAGAGCATTTATAAGCGATTTAAATAGTACACTGTCACGCGGGTATCGTCTTTATTTGCTTTCTTTTTTATTTGATGATTGAGTAAATTAGCTAGATATATATATTAAGATAACAAACATAAATATATCTTATTTTTTATAAGTCGTTGATTTTTAAGGAGTTTTTTCAATGACAGAGATATTTAAAGTATGTAAATTATGTAAAGGACTGGGTAAACATACAGGTGCAGGAATGCTGTGGGTTACTTGTCCAACTTGTTTTGGATTAGGCAAAATTAAGGTCGAAGATATTAAAAAAGTTGAGGAAAATCAACAACTTATGAATAAAGACAATACAAAAGAAGAAATAAATCAAGACAACAAACAATCTTATTCAGCCGGCAAGCATCCAAACACATTGGCTAACTTAAAAGGCAATAAAAAACAAAAGGATTAACAATGGAACAATTAATGTCTGATGATGATCAAAAAATAATTAAAATTAAAAAGATAATTAACATGCTGTTAGAAGGCGCACGTGGATGCGAAATGTATGAAGAAATGGAAGAAATAAACATTAACAATAACTCATTTAATGGAGTTACTGAACTTAAAAAAAGAATATTTTTTATTTGTCAAATTTTAAACAAACAAATTTGTGAAATACAAAACAAACTCTAAGGAATAATATATGCACAATCAACAATACGAACATGGCTCAATACAAGAATTAAAATTATATCATGAACATTGTAAACGCATTAAATTTTGTAATGCTCTTATTAGAAGTTTGTGGGATTATCAAGACGTAACAACATTACAAAAAGAACAAACAATCAATAACGGATCTAAAATAATTAAACTTAAAAAATGAGGTAATTAATGGATAATACTAATATTCCATCTTCGCCGCCAGCATCTAAAAATCTAGTAAGATATGACAAAAATGGGAAAAAACTATCCCCTGAATTTGTCTCTAGAATAGGTATGGTCAATGATTTACGCAGAAAAAACCCACAAGACCCTCCTAATAAATTTGGGACCCATAGTAAATTTACTTCAAAGAGAACAAAAGGGAAAAATCTCATGGTAATGCACGAATTACGGACGTTAAAAGAATATTTCGGCGAAATATTGGGCTTTCCTATACCGGTTACTATGCCTGACGGTAGTATAGTGCAAAAAACTGTAATGGATAAAATTATTGTCAAACTAGTTGCTATGGCGATGATTGGAGATTTAAAAGCAATTGAAATGGTATTAAATCGTAATTTTGGTACCGATGAACAGAGATTATTTTTAAAATTTACGCACGAAGAAGCGTTAAAAGAATTAAAGAAAGCGCAGATAGTTGAAAGAGTTATAGAGGATAAAAAATGATTAATATATCTATATTTTTTTGCGTAATAGGAGTAATAGCATTAAATATTGCATTGCTTATATGGTATACAGAAAGAAAATAAAAAGATAAATAAATGAATAAAGATGAGTAAATACAATTGTTTGCGTTGTGGAATAGAATTAAAGAACAATGAATCAACATTGTGTAAAAGATGTGATGGAGAAGTAGAAATACAGTGTCGAAAAATGAATGACAATGAAAAGGAATGTATATCTGGTCACGCTGCCAGTTTTGCTAAACAATGTATGGAAATTTATAGAGCAGAACAAAAAATCATGACGGAAGAATTGGAAAAAGAATTAATGTCAAAAGGATTGCCACTCCTTAGAAATCTTGTTGTTGAATTTATTTATAATATAAATAGCTTAATTGATAGAATTTATGATCAAGAAAAGAAATTGAAAGG